GTACCACAAGGATATAATCCAATGGTAGAAGATAAATCCGAAATAAAAGGATTACTAAAAAAAGTAGGTAATAAAGAAACCAAGTTTTATGATGTACTTTCTGCCATGGAAAAAAAGTATGGTAAAAGCAAATACAGAACTTGGTTAGAAAAATCTCTAAAAGATTTTGGAGTAAATTCAAAACACTACGATTACCGAACTAATGGAGCAGCTGAAGAAAAATTATTCCAATTAGGAAAAAAATAATCACACATTTAAAAAAGGAGAATGAGTAAGAAGTTACCAGTTGTTTCCGTTCAAGTAAGAAAGGGAGATATAAACAGAGCACTTAAGATATTCAAAAGAAGAAGTATGGACTCTGGTCATCTAATGGAACTAAGAGAACGAAGATACTACAAAAAACCTACAACTATTCGCAGAAGAGAAAAGCAATTAGCCGTTAGAGAACAACAAAAACTAACCATACTTGATAAGCAGGGTAATGGTGATACTAAAGCAAAACTTTATACTAAAAAACCTAAGAAGCAAAGGAATTTAGATAAAAAGGATAAAAGAAACGATAAAAGAGATTAATATATTACGTTATAATCTATTTTTATATACTTATTACTAATAATCCACCATTAATGTGGATTTACTATATTGGTTTATGAATACCCACGAACATCTTATGTAGGGTAACCCAAACAAACCGATTTTTTTAATTTCTATTGGAAATCCCAAATATTTTCACAAACACAAATAAATCGAAAGGTAAATTATGGCAAACTCAAATTTGTTAAAAGAAGCTATCGCTGATGCAAAAGCTGTTAGAGCTACTGCAATCGCAAACGCTAAAATCGCTTTGGAAGAAGCGTTCACACCTCGTTTACAATCTATTCTATCTCAGAAGTTAACTCAAGAAATTGAAGAAGCTGATGAAGATAAAGAAGAAGTTGAAGAAAACGAAGTAGTTGAAGCAACCGAAACGGTAACGGAAGAAGAAGAAGCAGTTGAAGAAACTGTAACTGAAGAAGAAGAAGCTGAAGAAGGTGAAGAAGTATCTGAAGATATGGAAGCTGAAGAAGAAGTTGCTGACGAAGAATCTGCTGAAGAAGTAGAAGAAATCGCTGGAGAACATGAAGCTGAAGAAGAAGTATCAGAAGAAGAAGAAGTAGAATCAGAAGAAGCTGAAGAAGTTTCTGAAGAAGAAGTTGAATCTGAAGAAGATGAAGACGAACTTGATTTAGAATCAATCATTAGAGAACTTGAAGAAGAACTTGATGATGAAGAATCTGAAGAAGTATCTGATATCGCATCAGACGAAATTGAATCACACGAAGAAGAACATCACGAAGAAGAAGTTTCAGAAGAGGAAGAAGTTCCTGCAGAAGAAATGGAAGAAGCTCATGATGAAGAAGCTGAAGGTGAAGACTTTGAAGAAGAATTGGATGAAGAAATCAACTTAGACGAAATCCTAAAAGAAATGGGATACGGAGAAGATGATGAATCAGAAGAAGAAGTTTCTGAAGAAGTTGAAGAAGACGATAAGGAATTGGAAGAGGCAAAAGCGGAACTAGATGAAGCAATGTCAACAATCAAAGAATTGAAATCAACTATCAACGAAGTAAATTTATTAAACGCTAAATTACTTTACACTAACAAACTATTTAGATCTTATGACTTAAATAACGATCAGAAAATGAAAGTTGTTGAAACATTAGATAGAACTAAGAATGTTAGAGAAGTAAAACTAGTATTTAGTACACTTGCGGAATCACTTAAAATAGGTGGTACATCAAGAAAAACAAAACAAACCGCGAAATTAACTGAATCATTCGCATCAAAAGCTGTTGCAAGTACTGCTCCTTCTAAAGAAGTAATTACTGAATCAACTAATACGATGGCTGATAGATTCAAACAATTAGCAAATATTAAATAATTTTAACCCAAAAAAAGGAAAATAAAAATGGCAAATTTTGATTTATCTAAACTAATGGAAGGAAAGAACCCACAGCAAGTTATGCTAGCAGAGACTAGAGAACTTAAAGGAAAATGGGAACAAACTGGACTTCTTGAAGGTTTAAAAGACAGAGAGCAATCTCAAATTTCGGTTCTTTTAGAGAACCAAGCAAAACAATTACTAGACGAAGCAACTGCAACAGGAACTTCAGCTGGTAATGAAGAGTGGAGTGGCGTAGCCCTTCCACTAGTAAGACGTATCTTCGGAGAAATAGCTTCGAAAGAATTCGTTAGTGTACAACCAATGAACTTACCATCTGGACTAATCTTTTATCTAGATTTTAAATATGGTACGGCTCAAGACGTTAAAGGTGGATTCAACGGAAAATCACTTTTCGGTGGAACTGGTGCGGACTTAGGTTCAACTGATTCAGCTGTAAATGGTTTATACGGTGAAGGTAGATTTGGATATACTTCAAATCAAACATCAACTGCAGTTGCAAATGCTAATTTAACAATAGCATCAGCATCATGGGCAGATGTGAACTTTGATAGTTCATTATCAGCTTCAGTAGCAGATGGTACACTTGCAAAAGTATCTTTTCTAAAAACTAGATTAGACAGACCTGATTTAGATGCTGTACGTTCGTACCACATCTCAGCTTCAGATTTCGCTACGGCAGATGCATTCTTCCCAGCACATTCTAAAGTTTCAGGAACTAATTTCGTAGTTTTTTGTAAAACTGATGGCGAATTATTCGCAGATGATATGACAGTAAAATTCTCAGAAGCTCCAGTAGAAGCTAACAGAGGTGATTTTGAAGATAACACTCCAGGTTCGCCTGCAGATATCGGAATTCCAGAAGTAGATTTAGAATTAAAGTCTGAAGCAATTGTTGCTAAGACTAGAAAACTAAAAGCTGTATGGACTCCTGAGTTAGCTCAAGATTTAAATGCATACCACAGTATTGATGCAGAAGCTGAATTAACTTCAATGTTATCAGAGTACATCTCATTAGAGATTGACCTTGAAATCCTTGATATGTTAAAAGCTAACGCGTTAACAACTGAATACTGGTCTGTAACTTTAGGTGAAGAATATGATTCAGCTAATACTGCATGGATAGCAGGTGGAAACTCTGCCGCTTATACTAAGAACTCTTGGTTCCAGACTCTTGGTGCGAAACTTAACAAAGTTTCAAACAAGATTCACCAATTGACACTTAGAGGTGGAGCTAACTTCGTTGTTGCTTCTCCAGATGTATGTACAATTTTAGAATCAATCCCAGGATTTACAGTTTCAGCTGATAAAGATGCTACATCTTTCGCTGCTGGTGTAACTACTGTTGGTTCTATTGCAAACAGATATACAGTTTACAAAAACCCTTACATGACTTCAAACGAAATCTTGTTAGGATTTAAAGGAAGTAATTTCCTTGAAACTGGAGCTGTTTATGCACCATATGTACCGTTAATCATGACTCCTTTAGTATATGACCCAACTAACTTCACACCAAGACGTGGCGTTATGACGAGATATGCTAAGAAGATGGTTAGACCAGAATTTTACGGAAAAGTATACGTTAAAGATTTAGCTAACCTATAATTGGTTAATTAAGTTTTAAACTTACTTGAAGTAGAATACTTAGGTATTTACAAATTAGAGAGAATCCGAAAGGTTTCTCTCTTTTTTTGTCTAAACACCTTTAATTTTAATTTCCAATATTTATAGTAGTATAACTGAATAATAAGGAAAAACAATAATATGTCTCAAGCAAGAATTTGGACCGGTTCAACAACATTTACTTCAGGATCATCAACACCATTTGGAACATTTGATTCTGATGTACAATTTCAAGGTGATGCTCCGAAGGTGGCATCTTGGTGTGCTAAACGATTAGGATATCCAATTATCGATGTTGAATTAGAAGGAGATAACTTCTTTGCAGTATTCGAAGAATCGGTATCGGAGTACTCAGCACAGGTAAATCAATTTAATATAAGAAATAATCTAGGTGCACTCGAAGGACAATCTACGAGTACTAATTTCACCAACCAATCAGTCCAGGGTTCTGAATTAATGAATGTAGTTGCTATATCAGAAGCATATGGTAACCAAGCAAATGTAGGTGGTAGGGCTGATATTAAAACAGGTTCCATTGATGCAATACATGGAGTACAAGATTATGATTTACAATCACTTTGGGGTGATGTATCTGAAAGTGGAAAGCGAATTGATGTAACTAAAGTATTTCACGAAGCTTCACCAGCAATACAAAGATTCTTTGACCCTTACTCGGTAAGTGGACAAGGAACTCTTAACTTAATTGATGAATTTGGATTTGGTTCTTTCTCACCAGCAGCACAATTTATTATGATGCCACTTTATGAGGATTTATTAAGAATACAACAAATAGAAATGAGTGACCAGATTAGAAAATCTGCACATACTTTTAATATAGTAAATAATAAATTACAAATATTTCCAATACCAGAAAAAAACTACACATATCACTTTGAATATCAAGTAGTAGATGAGGTTAAAACAAAAGCAGCAATAATAAATCCTAACGTAGTATCTGATTACTCAAATGTAGGATATAATTTTGCAGAATACCTAAACATCAACGATGTTGGTAAACAATGGATTAGAAAATATACACTTGCACTAGCAAAAGAAATGTTGGGAGCAGTTAGAGAAAAATATTCATCAGTTCCAATTCCTGGTTCAGAAGTATCATTAGATGGTGCACAGTTAAGGTCAGAAGCACAAACAGAAAAGGATAACTTAGTAGAACAACTAAGAGAGAACTTAGATGCAGTAAGTAAGAAACAACGAATGGAAAATGAAGCAGCAATGGTTGATCAACAACAAACTGTTATGAATAAAGTTCCATTAGCAATTTTTATAGGATAAAGTTATGCCAAAGTTTTTCAATGCAAAAGATATAGATTTCATAAAAACAATTTCAGAAGAAGTAGTTGATTATGTAGTAGAACAGGCAGTAACTTTATTTAAGATATCTGTTGGTGAAACAACAACCAATTTATATGGTGAATCTTTAGGAAAAGTTTGGAGAGCACCCTCCACAATGATGGCTATTGTTGATAGAGAACCAATGAATATAGTTTATGAAGGATTTGGTGCTGATAGACAAGGAGCAGTTGAATTTAGATTTAATAGAGAGAGATTAAGAGAAACTTCATATGCAGTACCAAAGGTTAGAAATGTAAACGGAACACTTGTACCAACAGAAGCTATACAAAACTTAACGGCGGGATATCCTGAAATTGGCGATGTTATGTTATTTGATGGAATTTACTATGAAATAGATAATGTAAAAGAACCACAATGGATTGGTGGTTCACCTGAAGTTTATAATAAAGAAGCAAATACGTTTGAAAGTACAAGCAATCAATTGATTGTTGTTGGATTTATGGCACGTAAATCCCAAATCCAAATAGATGAAAGAACAATATAATGGCAGTAGACCCTTTAAAAAATGTTCCTTTAAATAGAGGAACTCAGTTAAAACGAGAAGGAAACGAACTTGGAAAAGGAGTTCGTCTTTATGATGTAGATTTGGCAATAGCCGAACACATGATAGACACGGTCGTACCATCTGTTGAAGCATTCCGTGAAAAAGTTAAAGTTCCTGTTTTATATGGTAATCCAGAAAGATGGACATCTGTACAGAAACAAGGATACTTAAAAGATAAAAACGGAGCATTACAAATTCCTCTTATAATGTTTAAGAGAAATTCAATTGAAAGAAATGATACAATGGCATCTTCAATGAACCGACATGTATCATACCCATCAGTATCAATGTATTCAAAAAAACACAGATACGATAAGTTTTCAGCAATGACTGGTACTACAAAACCAGCAGCAATTATTGATGTTATAATGCCAGATTATGTTACTGTTTCTTACGAAGTAATAATATGGACTGATTTTACAGAACATATGAATAAGATTGTTGAGGCATTTCAATATGCGACAGATGAATATTGGGGAGATAAAAATGGATTCAAATTTAGAACAAAAATAGATTCATTTGATAATACTACTGAAGTAGGGGAAGGTTCTCAAAGAATTGTTCGTACTACATTCACAATGATGGTTAATGCATATCTTTTACCAGAACAATTTAATAATGAATCAACTCATAAAAAATCAATTACACCTAAAAAAGTAGTTTGGGGAATGGAAACTGATTTAACAGGTTTAGCTGGAGGTGGAACAAATTCTGCAGTTAAAACACAAATGTATAATGAATATTCTGATATAATTGATTTCATGTCTATACGTGGTTCAAAATTAACTACATATGTGGATGCTGATAGTGTAAAACTAACATCAGTTGATTTACCAAAATTACCACCTGAATTAATTGGAGTATTTAATACAGATGACTGGTTTAGAGTATATGTTAATGGTGTATTTGTTGCAAATACTAAATATACCTATGAAGAGATAGGATCAGAAATAAGTTTTAATTTCAATACAGGTTCGTTATCAGAGGGAGGAACATATCCAACTGATTTGGTATCAACTGCAACTGATTTAGGATACATTCTTGAGGTAGGTGATGAAATTGGTATAACTGGTAAATTTATAGAACTATAACGATGGCACTAAAAGATTTAGAACAGATTTT